TTTGATGGCGGAACATATACTCAAGCTCCTTTCGAGGATATTGACGAAGGAACTTATATAAATAGGTTACAACATTTAAAAGATATAAATTTAGAACATGTTATCGAAACTGAAGACAACACTGATCTTAGTGGTGAGCTTGCTTGCGCTGGCGGTGCTTGTGAAATTACTTAATTAATAATAACTATAAATATAAAAAGGGGACCTCATTTGAGATCCCCTTTTTTGGTTACAGGAACTTTGGGTATGGTGCCCATTTTTTAGTGTTCCTAACATTTCCATCTACGTCTAGCAGCTTTACCTCTTTCGCCTTTCCAACCTTTAGATCTAGCACAAAAAGATCTTCTTCTTGCCGCGTCTTTTTCGGAGGGATTATCTTCAGTTACAGCGGTTTGTAAATTACTATCAGGGTTTTCTTTTTTATATGACTCAACTCCTGCTTCTGTCATTCCAGCTCCCTCTTCTTTAGTTCTAAAATGTCTTCCTTTGCCTTTTGTTTTTTTATTAGATTGTTTTATAGGTACGCAGTTGTTTACCATTTTAGGACTGCCATCTGCATTTTTTTTACCACTAGGTGATTTCTTTTTTCCATCTGCCTTATAACCTTTCCAACACTTTTGATAGGCTATAGACATTCTTTCTAAATCTTTTCTTGGTTGCATTATCTATCTTTTTTATTGTTGATTTTACCGTCCATTTCTCGACACCAAAAAAGTATTTCATCTACTTTTTCTTCTAAATCGTTTATATGTTTTGTTTGCCATTCTTGTTTTAAATCGTATTCAATACGATCTATAACAGCTGGTGGCATTTTTTTAGCTTCTTCTATATCTGCTTGTAAAGAATAATACATTCCAACAAACATTGAAGTTACAACTATTACACTGATAATAGTTTTAATATCTATTTTGAATTCAGTTCCCTCACTTATTTTCATTAACTTGGTATTTTAAGTCTGTTTTTTAATCTTGGTGCTTTTGGCATCTCGCCATTTTTTGTTTTTTCTTTTTTAGGTATTTTTAAAGACCCTTTTATTTTAGGCGCTTTAGGTATTTCTTTTGTTTCTTCTTCAATTGTTTTAGATTCACTTTCTAATTGCCATTTAGGCCAACCCATTAACATAGCTATTCTCATCCAAGTATCAGTGTCTTCATCTAGTGCGCCTTGTATATTTTCTAATTTTAAAAGTAGTCTATCTAAAGGTATGTTAACTGTAGCAGATATGACTCTTGCGAAAGCTAAATAACCTGGATTATCTAATCCAAATCCTCCTTCAAAAACTTCAGCTCTTTTCTTTTTACTATCAAACTGCCAGCCAGCTTGCTTTAATTTAGAAACTTTACTTTTTATAGGAGGAGACATATCTAACAACTTCATCCAAGCGTCTGCATACTCTGGCCTAGGTCTTCCTGATCTATCATAAACATCTGTTAAAACATTTTTCAATACCATTACTGTTTGACCTCCAATACCTAAACCTCTTAAAAAAGAATCAAGCATTCCATTTAATGATTTAGTTATTTTTTCTTCTTTCATTTCATCTTCATCGTCACCCCCAGCCATTAAAGCGAAAACACCTTGTTGAAGAACGTTAAAGATCATGTTCTGAACAAACCCATAATAAGCTATTTTGCTCATATTAGATTTCCAATCTCCTCTTCTATTAGCTAGATCTGATACAGCTTTTAAAATTATTCTATTATACTGCATTGGGGTATTTGCAAAAGCTAAAAACAACCTACCTAAATCACTAGCTTGTTGACTTGATATTTTATCAGGTCTACTAGACTGTTGAGAAGTTTCAGATATTTCTTTAAATTCCTGATAAGCTATAGATTCCGCTTCTTGTTCACTCATCTCAGGATTCTTTTTAATTAAATCTTTTATTCTGTTTCTGTAGAATGTAGCGCCACCTGAAGCAATAGCAAAGCTATCCATTACTTGTGTAGGTGTATAACCTATTTTTAATAAATAATTTATAATGGCTTTACTTTTGTTTTTAGCCGTTTTAGCTGTGTCAGCTATTTCATTTTCAGTTACATTAAGTTTCAATCCATTACGTCTGTCAGTTAAATAATCTGAATTCATCAACGTCATAAAATCTTTCCAATACTGAGGTTGATTAGCAAAAGCAATACCTGCTTTAGCTGGGTTATTAAAATTCCAATTAATAAAGTTAACAGTAGATAAAGTTTGTAACACAGCAGATCTCATGTTTAAAAACATTATAGTACCTACAGAACCATTTATATAATCTAAAACTTTATTGGCTAATCTATTACCAGAAGCTAATCTATTTTTTCCTAACTTCATTCTAGATAATATATTTCTTAAAGATTCTACGTATTTTGGACCATATAAAGCTTCAAGTTTATTCATATTTTCTTTAGAAAATATTATATCTACGTTTTGTTGCCAGTCTGCTAAATATTTCTCTCTTTTTGTAGTATTTAAACTATCTAATAAGTCTGTGGTAATAGTTCCAGCATACCAAGATTCTGATGGAGAAGCGTATGGATCTCCCTTTTGTATCTCAATTATTCCTTTTGCAAAGTTTAATAAATTTTGATTATTTTCTACTTGATCTACTAAAGCTTTTAAATCTGCCTTAGATAAACCAGGAACATCAACTCCTTGAGAATTCCATATCCAAACCCTAACAGCATCTTGATTTGTGTATATAGATTTAGCAAATATTTTTTTATTTAACTCTTTAGGAGCTTTTAATTGCTTTTTTAATGCTTTAAAATCATTCAACATAGAAGATCTATCAGCTTCTAAACTTGTCATAGCTTTAGAAAATGGATCAAATAAGTTTTCTTTAAACCACTGTTTATGAGCGTCTCCTTGTTTACCTTTACCTAGCATTTGATATATTAAACCTTCAAAGTCTTGAGCTGAGTAAGCCATGATTTTAGGATTCCATTTTTTTCCACCAATTCTTTTTGCTTTGGCTTCTGAAAATTCTTTATACCATTCTATTCCAGATTTGTCTTGAATTATTTGATTAAATTCTTTGTTAAGACTTTTAGAGTGGTTAACTTTAGCTTGTTGAACAGTACCTTTAACATCTATAATATCTAAAACATCTTGAACAGCTTTAACATTTCCCGTGTGATCGTCAGCAAAGTAAAAATCATTATAACCTTCAGCAGCTTTATTAACTATCCAATTCGACTTAGCTAACGGAGAACTATTACCTAATCCAGTTATATTAGACAAAGGTATATTTAAACCTAGTGTTTGTAAAAACTCAAATATAGGACCTTGAGATTCAGGTGCTCTAGCTGTTAATACAAAAACATCTTCAGTTCCTCTAGCTGCTTGAATTTTTTTAGCAACTTCTAATAATGGACCTGGCTTACCGTCTCTAACTATATTAAAATCTGAAAAATCAAACTTACCTCCAGCATTTAATATTTCATCTCCACGTTTAGCAAATTCTTCAGCTGTTAGTTCACCTTTTGTACCGTCTGGCATATCATAAAAAACTAAACTATTACTTCTTGCTAACGTATCATCAAAGTCGAAAACTCTTATTTTTCTAACAGGAGCATTATATTGATTAGCTATTCTTAAAGCTTCATCTACAGCACGTGCTTTATTTAATACTTCTTCGTTTGAAAAAGACTTTGAAAGCATTACTCCAGATTCTTTAACAAGTGGATCATTTACTTCTTGTTTAGCATTTTCTTCTCCTTCAATCAAAACTTCAGGTGTTCCATATATAATTTTAGTATCAACATCTAACATTGGTATTGGTAGCGTATTATTGTACCTTCCTGTTTCACCCAATGGAAAATCACCTGCTTCTCTTATTCCTGGTGAAGTATCTAAAAATAAAGTTTTGCTATCTGGAAAACCTGGATTAGAATAATTAACTCTCTTATCAAAGTAATCAGGTATTATAGCTGAATGATATTGTTCTAGATCTGCTTTAAACAACTCTCTTGCTTGATTTTTATTTGATTTAGGAGATATAATATAATTAAACATTAAAGTTTTTATTCTTGCAGCGGGTATAGTATGTTCTAATACGTACTTGTCATTTTTAGGTACACCAAAAGCGTCTATTACTTCTTGTTTTGACATTGTAGGAATAAATCTTACATCTGAAGCTAGTTTACCTAGTCCCTTCATGGAAGCAAATTGTATCTCTACAAAAGTAGCTACTGTTTGAGCTGATATATCTCCGTTATCAAAAGCTACTGCCATATCATCTGCAATTCTATCTAACAATTCTTTAGCTTCTAAACCTCTAGGTTGTATCTCTTCTTTTATATATTTTATTTTACTTTTGTCACTTAAGTCTTCAAAACTTTCAGCTCCATATTTTAATTTATCTGCTCTACTAAACTGTCCAAACCAATTTTTATGTGCATATATTTTATTAGACATAGCTTCTACATCAGCAAAATCATAACCTAGTATAGCTCTAATTTCATCCATACTACCAAATAAACCAAGTCTAAAACCACCGTCTCTTTCTTGAACTTGATCAGGTGTTAATACCACGTTAGTATTATTCTTATCTAATAATTCAAACACAGCTAAACCAGCAGGACCTGCTAAAGAATTAACAACAAATAATTCTATTTCTTGATCAGTGTAATTTCCTTTTCTTAAGAAATCAACAATCTCTTTTCTAGCTTTGTTTACTTTTTCTATAGAATCTAAAGAACTCTTACCTGTTTCAATGTTATAACCATGAGCTGCTGCTATAGAAGCAAGAGAAGAATATACACCAGCGTCTGATTCTGCTAACATATTATCTATAGTTTTACTAAGATAAGGTTTCCAGCCAATTTTACCAAAAGGCTTTGTTAATTTATCAAACTCTACTTGAAACTGTTCACCAATAGTTTTCCATATATTAGGAGATATACCTATTTTGTTTTTCTCTTTATTGTCGATGTATCCGTTAAAAGTATTAGCAAACCAATTTTTATCTCCATTAATTCTCGAGTTTTCAGCTAACTGTAAAAACTTAGGATCCATAATTAAAGCTGCAACAACTTGTTGTGAAGCAAAATCTTGTTTCTTTAAACTTTTAGAAAATCTATAATTCTGATTTCTTAATACTTGTGTAGCTAATCCACTAGAATAAGCTGATATAACATCACCAACAGCATAGTCCACTGGGGAAACTATAGCTCCAGCTTGCTCTAATGTAGTAATTTCTTTATCAATTAATTCTTGATCAGCTTTTTCATGTCTAAATTTAATTATCTCTTGGACCTTTTCATTTTTTAAAGCTGTAAATACAGCATCAGATCCTAATTCATCAGCTAAAGCTTCTATTAAACTATTTTGTTTAGAAGATGGCCTACCTTTTTTAGGTTTTAAATGATAATCAACCCACTTTTGTTGATCCCAAGCTTCTCTTCCAAATATTTTATTACCACCTTTAGGATCTTTAGCTCTAGAATCTGGATCTAACGAAAGACCAACTGTCATTCTATATTGCTCTCCAGTTTCAGGATTTATTAATGGAACTTTAAAATCACTAAATCTTTTGTTTATAGTTCTTTGATTTAGTTTTTGATAAACAGGTTCTCCATTTTCTAAAAACGCTTTATACTTAGCTGAGCCAGCTGTTCCTATTTCTTTTTTAATTTTATCAAACAATCTTTTTCTAAACTGATCTAATATTCTTTCTCTAAATTCAAATTCAGTAACATCACCTAAGTCTGTTTTAAGTACTGTTTCAACTTCATTTAATATTTCTTTATATAGAGTAGACTCTTCATCTAAACCAATAGATCTTATTAAACTTTCTAATTCCTCTTTAGGTGTTGACGACTCTGTTTCCTCTACAGGTTCTATTTTAGTATCTGTTAATCCAAGCTCACTTGGAAACGCATAACTTCTTAAATACAATCTATTACTTAAAAAATCATCTACTGTTTGTCTGTTTCCAGTTTTTCTATTTATACCTAAGTCTTCTGGTCTTAACTCTTCAGCTAGTAAATTGTTAGCTAAACCTAATAAAGCATCTTTATATTCTGCTCTACTCATCAAAGCTTCGACTCTTCTACCTGTCTCTTCGTCTATTCTTAATCTGTCTGTAACCTGCTTGTCGTAAGTAATTTTAGTAATGTCTTCTAGCATTCCACCTATTTCCTCACCAAGTAGAGATTTTTGTAAATTACCTCCAACATAATTTCCATCTTTGTCATATGTAATTAACCTATCAGCAAATCTTCTTCTTCCAGATGGTTTATTAAGATCAAAACCAAATTCAGTAGAAACTTTATCAAGATTAGATTTAGAAAAGTTTTTAGAATTTTTATATTTCTTTTCTTCTCTAGTTGGTTTTATTATATTTTTAGCTTCTACGTTTCCTGCTTTAATTATAGCGTCTGATACCTGTCCACCTTCTTTTAAAAACTTCTTTTGTGCTCTAGTAAATCTACCTTTTTCATATGATTCGTTAAAGTCTCTAATCATAGTTAGTATACTGTCAGCATCTTGAACTTTAATATCAACTCCTAAATTTTGACCTAACCTTCTAAAACCACCTAATAGTTTTTGACTCCAACTTTGTTTATAATTTTGAAACACACCACTTCTAGGATCACTCATAGCATCAGATAGAAGAGTAATTAATTCTTCTGCTCTCACTTCAGCTGGTCTATTTTTGTATAAATTCCATCTAGCTCCTAACTCTGATTGAGTTTGCCAATTACTATCTACTTTATCTAATTCGTCTCTTAGTAATTTCTCTATACCCAAAACAGCATTAGTTCCTTTAAACTTAGCTAATAATCCTCTTAAAAACTGATGCTTACCTTCGTGCTTTATAGCATCATATCTACCACTTTCTAATATAACTTCTTTATCAACAACCATTAGATTTTGATCTCTATCGTGGTAAGCGTTTTTATAACTCTTTTGTCCAGTTTCAGGATCAACTTCAATACCGGTCATTTCATCTTCTGTTAGACCATAATCCTCCATAACTTGTTTACGCTGCTCAGCGTTTTCTACCACTATAGTATTCATAGCTTGTGTAGACAAATTATTTACTGTGTTTTCAGCTAATTCGTTTGCTTGTTCAATTTCTTCTTGTATCTCTATTTTTCTAGCATCTGTAGTTCCTTCAGCATTTAATTCAGATTCTAACGTGCTTATAGTGTTTTCAGCTTCCTGCATTGCAGTACTCATTTCAATACTAGCTTGTTCGTCAGATAATACTTTAACTCCCTTCCAAACGTTACTACTTTGTTGTATGGCATTTTCAACTAATCTGTTTGCTTCTGATTCTTCACTGTAATATGGATCAAGAGCTATTGACTCTATGTTTTCTTGTAATAAATTAATCTCAGCTTGAATCTTAGCGTTAACTTTATTATTACTTTCCTTTTGCATTTGGTTTTCTAATGCTTTTATTTTTTGTAATGTAGGCAATATTAAAGCATTTCCTTCTGTACCTACTCCATTACCATTAAGTGATTTAGCTAAAGCAACTATTTGCTGTATATTGTTTATCTTTTCGTCAATTTGTTTTTTACTTAATCCTTCTGCTTCTCCTTTTAACTTAACATTTTTTAAAGTTAAATTCATCATCATTTGATTGTCAGCTAGCATTTGTATATTTGCTAGTTGTTCAGCGTCCATTTTTTCTAGCGATCCAGCTTTATAATTTCTAGCACCAGCACCAAATAAAGCAGGAACTATAGTTGCAGCAGCTGTTACTTTAACAGTGTTCCATAAATCTTCTCTCATCTCCATAGAGTTAAAATCAGGAACTGCCCAGGCTTCGTAGTATTTACCGTCACTAGTCCAAAAGTTATTAGCTAACGTTTTTAAACCACCTTCAACTGCAGATTGACTTACTTCAGTTCCTATTTCTCCTCCAATACCACTTGCAATTTGTTTTAACTTATTAATACTAGCACCTTCTTTTTTTAATAAATCTAATTCTATTTTAACTAACTTATCCATTGCTTCAGGAGTAAGTTTTTTAGTTCCTTTTATTCCAGCGTTACGCATAGCTATTCTTCTAGCTATAGCTTTATTAAAAGTGCCATTCATTATATTTTCAAAACCTGCTCTTTCTAAAGCGGCTGTAGTAGATGATAAAAGTAATTTTAAACCTAATTGTTGGTTAAGCGTCATAGGAAATTCTTTACCAGGGTTTTGAGCTTTCCACAAGTCTATTTCATCATCTGCCATTTCATATGTTCTAGCAAACATAGGTGAAAGACCAGCAGCATATTGTAGCTTTTTACCTGCTCCTAATACCTTGCTAGCTCCTCCTGTCAAGTACATTAAAGGAATATCAACACCCATGTCAATCATAACTTTATAAACTTGCGTCATAAAAGGATTTTGCTTTTCATAATTTCTTGTCCACGAATCACTGACATCAGCTTCAACATAACGCTTCATAAAATTATCTATATCTCCTCTTTTCCTGCTTTTTAATCTTTCGACGCCTTTTCTAAATCCTTCGGTTGTTTTATATATATACGCTAAACTACCTTCCTCAGCTTTGTCTAAAGCTTCTTGACTTACAAGAGCGTCATTAGTTATCATATCAAGTAGCTCTCTTGTTATATTAATACCAGTATAACTAGCAAGATTAACTGCATTTTCACCTATAAAACCAGTTAAATCCATAACCATTCCATATGCCCCGTTAGCTACTGTAGTTATAGACTTAACAAGTTGATTGTACATGTAGCTATAAGCACCTCCTCTTCCTTTGTTAACAGCAGATTGTGACCATTTTAAATTGTTTTCTATGCCGGCCGCTATTTCACTATTAAGTTTTCTTAACATAACAGAGTTCATATTAACCAACTTATCTAGATCTTCTCCAGCATCTTCAATAAGTTTGTTAACGCTAGCTATATCACTTTTATATTTATCTTTGTATTTTGTATTCCACTCTTCTACTTTTTCATTATATGGTTGTAGTGCATTTTCTTCATATGACTTAAGTTCATTAGCTTCTTTATTGAGTTTTGTTAATTGTTCATTGTTTACTTCAAACTCTTTAAGTAGTTTTTCATATTCAGCTCTACCTTGTTCGTTGTCGTCTAATTGAACTACTCGCTCGTTAATTTCATTTTGTCTATTTAAAATATTAGTATATTTAGACTCTAAATTTTTTAAATTTTGAGGTAAATTATTTAAAATTTCATCATTTTTAAGAGTAGATTCTAGATTATTTATTTCATTAATTTTTTCTACTCCTTCCAAAATGTCTCCCTGATACTCTTTTACTGCTGACGATAAAATTTTTAAGTCCTTATTGTCTTCTGTGAAAGTTTTAAACATTTCATCAACAACTTTTTGTTGAGCCATTATCATATCCATGTCAAAATTCCTTGAAGCATCAAGATAGCTTAAATCAACTAGAAAGTCTCTACCAGAATTATCAGCAGCTGTATTTATTTTATTTATAACCGCATTCATAGAACTAGGATTATCCTCGTCTATTTCGCTAAAAGGTATGTGAATTGCATTAACGTTGTTTCTAGCCATGACACCTATATCTGGAGAGAAATAACCTGATTCTTTATCTAGATCATTATCTGATAAAGCGTACATTCTTTTTAAAATACTTGAACTTGTTTCAAATTCAGCTTTTCTATTACCAGAATCTTTCTCTGTACCAGAAAAAGCTAAAACTTCTTCTGGAGAACCAAAGTAAAAATTATAACCATTAACATAGTTTTCTCCATATTTCTTGGAGCCTACTGTTACATACATGCCGTAAGGTGCTAACATCTTAGTCATGTATTCTGCGGTTGCTCTTTCTAGTTTTTTACCGCTAGCACCTAATCCTTCTTGATCTTTTGCAAATAAAGTACCTGCTTCTAGTATTTTATTTAATACTTGTCTACCATCTACGATATTTACACTACCATCTTTTTCAAATATTTTGTCCGGACCTTTAATAGTAAACATACCATTATCAGTTCGCTTAGCGTTTTCGTTTAAATAGTTTAATTGATTTTTATATATATTTAATTGCGCTTCATTAACTAGTGGACTAAACTCTTCGTCCTGCACACCAGACGATGTTATCTCAAATTCCTGTAAAGTATACTCTTCAGCATCATCGTAAGTTTTATCTCTATCCAATACATCTTGAGTTATTTTATATCCTTGTATTGCAAAAGGTTTACCATACTCGTAATATCTAGTTTCTGTACCATAGTCATAAGACATTCTTTTACCACCAGTGTACAGTTCATATAATGCATTTTTAAATCCAGACAAAGCTCCTCCAGTGCCTGCTTTATATTCTTTTTCTCCAGAATATTGTTTTGAGTATGTGTCTTTACGCTTATCACCAGTATAACCTAAAACAGGAATATATTGACCTAGTGGAACTTCTCTTTTAACCAACTCTAACTCTCCTGTTTCAGGATTTTCTTCCATCTCGTAAGTTATAGATACGTTAGATCTTTGGTACTCAGTTCTTTCCATGCTTTTCTGAACTTCTCTCATATCACTTAAAAGCTTATCTTGTTGTTGAGTAAGTTCTTTCTTTTGTTTTATTAAAGCTGATAAAGTTTTTTCACTATCAGGATTTTTTATTTGTTCTGCTAAACCTTTTATAGCATCCTTAATTGTGATTTTTTTAATATCAATTTTTTCTAGCTGTGCTTTTAGGTCGTTTATTACTTCGACGTTTTTTTGATTGTTAATAGCAAGAGATTTTTCTCTTTGTAAAGCATCTTCTACTCCTGTTACTTCACCCAGTGTGTTTACTTCAACGCTAGTAGGTTTATATAAGTAACCTAAAACTTGGTAATCGTCAGCTGTAATATCTCCAGGTATTTTATCTAAAGCTGCTTTTTTAAATCTTTCTTCACTTGAGTATAAAACAGCATTTTCAGAAATTAACTCTGGATTTGCAACATTAGTTACTTCTCCTGTCTCTTCATTAACATCTAAAACGTGAGTAGGTAAAAACTCTCCTAAGTTAGGGTTTATGTTAAAAGTGTTTCCATATTGATCTACGTAAGAGTTTTCGCTTAACTTCTTATTAAAATCTGAGTTTATAATGTTACCCTCTCCATCTAACTTATAGTTAATAGGGGTTTTATATAAAGCACCATCTGAGTTTCTTTTAGCTTTATCATACCAATATTCATAATTATGCTTCTCTCCTTCTTTACCTAAACCAGCTCTTTGACCATCATAAGTGTAATAGCCATTATCATCAATAAACCCATCATCTTTAAGAGCCCAAGGAGTTATGTTATAAGAATCTTTGTGAGTACGAACATATGTTAAGTAAAGAGGATTTAGTTCTCCATTAATCTTTTTTGGCTGCATACCGCTATTCTCATCCTTAATATCATACCCATTAAAGAATTGAGTTCCGGGCTTGAAGTCTATAACATTACCATCGGCGTCATATTCGTATTTGTAACTCTTGTTAGCCCACTGTCTTATTGATTCAATACTATTTTCTAAATCTTTTTCGTAGTTTTCAGGTTTACCTTCCCAATTAGATCCAGGTTGATTTATAGTTTTTTCCTCTGTAGCATCAGCATACTCTTTTTCTAATAAATTTACAAACCTAAGAACATTGTTTTCATCTTCAAAAAATGCTTCATTTAAACCTTGATCTTTGCTTATTTTAGCTAAATTTTCTTCCCAGCTATTCCCTTCCCACGGTTTTTCTGTTTCAGTATAAACAAACCCTTTGTTAGTTTTTAATGGATCACCATCTGTAGATACCGATAAAATATCTTCCGATATTAAATCCCCATTGGGATTTTCTACTACTGTGTTTTCTACATCCACTGTCTCCACAGCATTTACAGTGGGGTCTTGCTTTCCCATAGGAACGCAATTATTGTTTTCGTCTTTTTCAAAACCTTCTCCACATTCCACATCAGTGTTTTGTGCATCAAATTTATCCATTTCCAAAATAAAAGTTTCTTTATCTAAGCCTTGATCTATTAAAGATTGTGCGTATGTTAATTTATCCATTATTTTATTTTATATATTAGCCTAAAGTTGGGAGGTTTGAAGAAAGAAAATCATATATTTCTTCATTAGATCTATTCATAACTATGTCTGTGGTTACTTGAGTAGTGTTACCAAAACTTGACTGTATCTGTGTTGCTACACCATTAGAAACTCCGCTAGATTTAGCAACTCTTTTTATAAATTCAGCTTGACTACCTATTGATATAGATTCCGGAGCACCAGAACCACCTATGAAATAAAGATTTAATCTACCGTTCTCTTCATCAGGGTAATCAGTAGCATCTACTTGATAACCATTGTCACTATACATTTTTCTTAATTGAGCACCAGACATATATTGAAGAGCAGACTTTCCTTTACCACTAGTTGCATAATTACCTATGTTATTTAACAATTCAGCTATACCATTAACCCCATTATTATTAGTTACTCTTAATTGATCATATTTACTAGCTATTTCTTCTATAGTATATTCACTTTCTCCATCACTGTCCCTTTTAAACCCATAACCACTTAAACTAGTATCATTAAAAGTTATTTTACTTTCACCACTGATAAATGAATCTGCTTTTTGCTTGCTTCCATCTTTCTTTAATGTTTTTATAGTTTTAGTATCTAAAGTAGAATAGTTATCTTTTCTATATTTATTCATGTAATGTTCAACCATATAGTCTTGTTGTGCTCTAGCTTTTTCTTTACACTCCGCACTAGTACACTTACTTATATCAATCCAATTTAAACCATATTGACCTCCTCCAGCTTTAGGTCCACCAATAAGTTGCCATGTATTTTGACCGTCAAAATCTCCAGCATCTACACTTCCATTTCCAAAACCATTTCCAACTATCCTATCTTTATCATAGAAAAATGATTGAATATCTTCATAAGTTAAATCGTTTTGAGTAGAAAAATCTAACGCCGCTTCAGACTCACTAACCTCTGTAACAGTACCATCTTGTCTAGTTATTTGATATTTGTTATTACTTCTTGTATAAACAGGTTTTGTTGTTCTTATACTTTTTTCTAAATTTTCTTCTACTACGTCTAAAGCTTCTTGATCTAAAGTATATACTCCCATGTTACCATTGTTCTCAGCCCAATTAGCTACGTCTTCTTTAGTAACTATAAATTCTTTATCAGATATATGAGGGTTATAATAAACTATTTTAGGACCAGTTGGAGAGAGCAACGTGTGAAATCTATGTGCTGTATTTGGCTGTCCCCAGTCAAGAGCAAAGTTAGTTTGTAATTCAAACATATCTTGCTCTTCAGGTGTTCCTCCTAAATCGTATCTAATAGAATTAACTTGATTAGTTTCTTTTAAACTTCCATCTGTCTTAGTTATTTTCTTTTGAAGATCGGAGAGGTTATTTAACATACCTATAAACTCAGGCATTTCTTTTTGAGTGGATTCTAAAATTAATCTATTTTGTTGATACTGAGGTGAGTTTTTATCATACTTACCCATCATAGCTCCTGCTAGTTCTATTTGAGCGTTCATACTACCATCTATACCTAATGAAAGATCTCCTTCGTTTTGAAACTTACCTTTATAACTATTATACCAATCAGTTATATGCATGTCAGTTTCTTGATCATTTTCAATTTTAGGAGTACCACCTAATAACTTATTGTTAAGGTTAACTTGTCGGTTTTCTGTAACCATAGCATGTTCTAACCAATCTAGTTCATCTTTAGAAAACTTTACTTGATAACCTAGTTCAGTTACGCCAGGCGTAGATAAATCATCTCCTGTGTATGTGAAATTACCAGATCCATCATCTTCAAAACCAGAACCTAATTGTCTTTCACCTTTACCAGAAGTTGTATTTATAGGAGTAGAATATAAAGAGTAGTTTTCTATAAGTTTACTATAGCTATTCCAATTATCTGCATTTAATTGAGTTACTTGAGTTCCACCATCATTACGAGTTATTTTCAAACCCATATGTTGTCGGTTATCTGTATAACCTTGTACCGCAGCTTGAGTATTAGCTATTTCTTCTGCAATTACACCTTCTTTTTTAAGTTGAGCGTTTTGAGCTGCTAGCAATTTCTTTTGTCTTTCTTTTAAAACTTTCGCAGCCATTGCCTGCATATTCTTTTGACGAGCAGCTATTTTAGCTTGTTCTTTATCATAAGATGCTGTTGCGGCTTTTTGAAAATCTCCAAAAGAAGTATCTAGTATTTGTGAAGGTTGTGTGTATGTTCCCATTTATTTTAAATTTATTTTATCCATAATCATCATCCATTGAATCCCAATAATCATTCCCTGTATTTCCAAAATCATCCCATCCATTATTATCCTGAGTATTATCACCGCTCCCGGTTATGGATTTCCCGGCGTATTTGATTGATTATTAGATGTTGCCCAACTCCAATTTCCTTCGCTATCCATTCCAACACTTCCGAATGCTGTGCCAAATGATGATCCAAAACTACTAGCCGCATCACTATTGTATTGGTTTTGTTGAGCTTGTAGGTTGTCTAATTCTGCTTGAGCTCTATCCATATCTTGTGTTGCTCTAGCATCTGCTTGTTCAAACATAAACTGTTCACCAGCTGCATTTGCATTCTGTATTCTTGCGGCTTCAGATTGTTCAATACCTTGTATTCTTTGTTTCTCAGACATCTTAGCTTGCATAACTTGCATTTCTCCTTGAGCTCTTAATTTTTCATTATTAACCTCTTGTTGAGCTATATCAGCTGAAATATCTTGTTTACTTTTAGCTGCTGCTTGAGCTAAAGCTGTTGCGCCACCAGCCCCCATACCACTGACAGCTAAAGTGTCTAGAGTGTTTGCTAGAGCTTGATCTGTCTGTTCCATCTGTATTTCAGTGGCTTTTGTAGCTACTCTAAGGTTAGCATAGGGAT